GGTCCTGCTCTTCCTGCGTCGCCGTGTCGATGCCCGCCCGGGCCTGCATGCCGACCTGCAGGGCGCGCGCCAAGCCCTCGACCCAGGAGCCCGATTGCGTCGGGCGCATGGCGTCATTGCTCAGCGCTGCCGCAAGCCCGCGCGCCCGGGCGCGACCGTAGTTCGCCAGCTCCTGCTGCGGTTGGCGCACCATCCGCTGCGGCGCTTGAAGCTGCATGCCCGCAGCGCCCAAAACGCCCTGCGGCTGCGCCGCCGGCGGCAGCGTGGCAGGCGTCAAAAGCGGCTGCGGTCGAAAAGGCTGTTGAGGCATTAACCTCCCCCCTGCGGTCGCCAGAAGCCCCAGTTGCCAATGGCCGCGCCGCCCAAGCCCCCAAGCGCGCCAATGAGGGCGTTACGCTGGCCCATCTGCGCTTGGTAGTTCTGCTGGTTGGCGGTGTTGTGCAAAGCATAGGCGCCCAGCACATCTGGCGCGCCTACAGACGTTAGCGCGGGCGCCGCCGGATTGAGCGGCGTCAACGGCGCGCCGTTCATAATGGCGTTGATCTCCTGCAACGGCACCTGCCGTTCAGCAAGATCGGCCGCGTAGTTGCGGTTGTAGTCATCCGTGGCCTCACCAAGGTTCGTGCCGCGCTGCTGGAGCAGCTCGGCCAGACGCTGCGCCCGCTGCTGGTTGGTCATGTCCGCGCCCATAGCAAAGCGGTTGAGCATGTTCTGCTCACGCATCTGCGCCAAGTCCGCGCCCATGCCGAGCGCGCTCATGTTGCGCTGGTCGGCCGCCAAGTTCTGCCCGAAGCCTTGCGCCATCTCCGCCGACTGCTGGCCGCGGGCGTTCAAGCCCACCATCTGCGCGTCGCTCAGCGCCCGGGCGTAAGCATTGGCGCGGCCCTCTTCAAAGGCCGACCGCTCCGCGCCGAACGCCTCGGAGCCCGCCGTAATGCCTTGGTTCGCCATGCGCGTCCGCAGCGCTTCGGCCGCCCGGTCAAAGCTGCGGTCCATGCCCGCCGTCGCGCCCGCAAAGGCCCGTTCCGCAATGTCGGTCCCGAAGTCTTGCCGCGTCGGGTCGTAGCCCGAAGCGTCCATCATCGGCAGCTGCCGTGTCGGATCAAAGCGCCCCAAGTTCACCTCAGGCCGCCGCGTGGGGTCAAAACGGCTCAGATCGGCTTCCCCGCCAAGCGCCCGGGCCAGATCCAGAGGCCCGCCCGTCGCTTGCGCGCTGTTGAAGCGCTGCGGGGTAAAGCGCTGCCCCAAGATGCCGCCGACGGTCTGGATTTGCTGTTGGCCGAGATTGTTGAGATTGATGCCAAGGCGCTCTTGGCCCTCCCGCAAAGCCCGCTGGTTGTCGCTTTCCGTGACCGTCTGCGTCCAGTTGTCGCCTTGGTTCGAGAACGTGACCGAGCCGTAGGGCGTGACTTGGTTGACGCGGTTCAGCTGCGCTTCCGTGCGCGCCGCATCGCGGTTCGCGGTCGCCTGCGCGTTGCTGACGGCAACCGGATCAGGCGCAGGCGGCGGTCTGGGCTTGCTCATAAAACTCCTCGCGGAACAAGGCGCTCACGACAGCGTCGTCGCGGCCAAACTGGCGTTTCAACACAGCCTCAGGCTTGAACCCGAGGCCCCACACAAACCGAAGCGCCCGGCCGTTCTTGGCCGGCGTCAGGCTGTAAATCTTGTCGGCGCCGCACACGTCGAAGGCATACCGAAACATCAGCTGGAAGGCGCTGCGCGCCCGCATCCAGCGCGGATCGTCCGCCACAGCGCTCACCTGAATGGTCCGATAAGCGGGCTGGTAGTCGTGGAACACGACCACGCCCATAATCTGGCCGTCCGCCGCTTGCACGCCGATGGCGCGCGCGCCTTCCGGAAAGCCCTGGTGGCGCACCACGTCCAAGCGCTGCTCAGCCCACCGCACCAGCTCGTCTGAGCGGTCATAAACGGCCTTCACACCGGCCCTCCGACCTCAAACACCAGATCAATGCCGTTCAGCGCAAATTGGCTCTGGCGCGATGCCGCCTGCATGACCAGCGAAGCCACGTGCCCGACGCCTGACACCGTGCGCCATTGCCGCGTGCCGAGATCGCGCCCGCCCCAGCGGTTCACGCCCCATACGCCGCTGCCCCACACGAGCGCGTCAGTGAGCGTCGGCGCCGACAAGGCCGGCAGAAACGGCGTGGCTTGGTAATCCGTGCGCGCCACCAGCGACACCGCAGCGCCCGTGTCCGTCGTGATGACCGGCCGCGCCATCAGCAGCCGCTTGACCACGCCGCGAGATCCGAGAGACGTCCACGCCGTCTGCAGAAGGCCGGTCACGTCCGCGCCGCGATCCGCGTAGCCCGTGTCGGCCCTGACCACCGTCCCATCGAGGCCGCCGTAGTACAGCTCGCCGCCGAACACGACCCATGAAGCGGCGTTCCAGCCCGTGAAGCGGGTCCAACCGCCCGTGATCTGGTGGCGCACATACTGCACCGAGATGTTCGCCGACACCGGGCAGTTGATGATGAGCAGATCGCCCGCCGGGTGATAAATCCCGCTCCAGCCGTCCGCGGCGCCCGTCGCGGCCTGGTCGCGAAACAGGCTCGAAATGCGCGCCGTTAGATAGCGCGGCGGCTCCACGACCTGATGACCGCTGAACACCTGCGCCACAGGCACCACGCCGTTGACCGTGATGACGCCAAGGTCGCCGTCAAGGTCCACGATGGGCGTGTCGCCCTTCGGCTTGCCGACATACCAGCGGCCCACAAGCCCCCAATCCGTCGCGTCGCCCGGGTTGGAGCCGGCGTAGATCGCCACCTCGCCCTCAGAGGTGAGAAACACGGTGTAATCGTCAGGGCCGCTGCCGCCGTCGTTCGTGAACGTGCCGATGGCGATCAGGCGACCACCGCGGCCGAACACCGACCCCAGCGAGAAGTTGCTTACCGTGCCGGCGATGCTGTCGACCGGCAGATAACCAAACGTCAGGCTGTTCTTGAAGCAGAAGAACAGCCGCTGCTTGCTCTCGCAGACGTAGTTGATGTCCGCCGCCGTGAACGTCGTCACCGTCAGACTCGGCGTCGACCAGCTGGAGCCGTTGTAGTGCCGCGGCGCATCCGCCCCGTTGCAGATCCACAGAAACGCCCCGCCGCTGGTGGTGATGTTCACACCCTTCCAGCGCGCATTGGTCAGGCCCGACACCGCCGCAGACGGCAGCGAGCCTGCCGAGGTCACGTCATAGAGCCCGCCGCCGATGGCCGCCCAGAGCTTCGAGCCTGACGGGCCGTTCCATGCCAGCAGCGCCTCAACCGGGCCAGTCCCGCCCGTCACATGGTTGACTGAGCCGCGGCGCATCTCCAGCGCAACGCCCTTCGGCACCCAGTTATCAAGCACAATCGCCCGGGTGGGCGGCAACTCCGCCACTGGCGTTTCGCTGTCCAAGCCCTCAACCGGGGCCGGCAGCGTCACCGAGCCCGACTGACGGCGCGGCAGATTGCGAGCGCGAGGGCCTCGGGCGCCCGCCAGCGCTGTTCTCACTGCCCGTACCCGCTTTCAGGGATCAGCGGCAGCGGCACATCCGCTTCTTCCGGCGCCAGATTGATGATCTTGGCTCCCTTCGCCGACCCAATGGCCGTGGACAGCGCAAGCTCGTAATCCCGCAGCGCCTCGGCGTAGTCCAGGCCCTTCTGCTTCAGAAAGCGATAAGTCACGCCCAGGATCAGCAGCTCTTCATCGAGCACATACGTATCGGTGTCGGCCTCGAACTGCCGGCGGAACGTGGTTCCGTCCGCCGCCAAGACCGGCGTCGTCATCTGGTATTCATAGGCCATCGCTTCCGCCGCCGTCGGGACGGGGAAGATGTGCAGGCCGTCATGGCGCAGCATCCAGTATTGCTGAATGGCGCTCGTGAACGGCTCGCCATAGGCCAGCGCCCATTCCGTCGCCTCAAGCGGCCCCATCAGCTCACGATCCGACGCCCGGTTCCAGAACGTGCCGGCGATGATGCGCTCAAAGTTGGCAGGCCGCCCGTTGGTCTGCAAGCTCGCCGTGTTCGACGTAAACGTGTGCTCCCGCCGCAGCTGCGGCCAGGCATGGCGCCGGATCACATCTCGCGCCTCGCGGTTCGCCAGCGACCACAGCAGCTGCTGGCTCTCCTGCCCGTCCGCGACGACAGCCGACGTGACGGGCAGCGAGCACAGGCGCTGCACCTCGTTGATCGCCGTCTTCAGCGTCACAGGGCGGCCTCGTCATCGTCCATCAGCGCCTCAACCGCGCGCCCTGCGCCGCGGCGCTTGGGCTTGTCGAAGCCGGGTGTGTTCTGGCTGCGCAGCAGGTCGGCCATTTGCGCCTGCAGCGCTTTCACCTGCTCTTGCAGGTTGGCGTTCTCGGCTGCCACTCGCGCCACGCCGCCGGCGCCTTGGGCCTCTTCCAGCCAAATGCGCGCCTTCTGTTGCAGCGCCCGGCTCGGACCGCGCACCGCCTCATGCACATGGTCGCCGATCTCGGCCAGTTGCTCCACGGTGTAGATATTGGCGTCCTTCAGCGTGCGCAGCATCGCCATGTCGCCCAGCATCGGCCAGTGCTCCAGCGGCGTCCCCGACACCGCCGGCTCCTGCTTCTCTTTCCACAAGGCGTAGATGCGCGCGAAGCGGCGCTGGAAATGCGCGTCGCCCCGCTTGGTGCCGTCCGGCCGCAGCCGCTCGACCTCATAGATCGGCTTGCTGTTCTTCTGGCCGATGGCCATCACCTCGGCCTGGATGACGCGGTCATATTGCGCGACCCCGTCTTGCGACAGGCGCTCATTCAGCTCCGCACCCTCCCGAAACCGCACGATCAGCACGTTCTGCTGCGGCTCGCCCGGGTCAAGATGGCTGTAAGGTTGCGACCAATCGTTGAACATGTTCAGCCCTTCATTGGAAAGGGGCCGACGCGAACGCCGGCCCCTCCCGGTTGCCTATTAGAGCGAGAACGGTTCCGTGGTGAGCCGGCACGGCGCAAGGCCGTCCGTCCCGCCCCGGGCCGTCGTGAGGACGATGCCCCGGATTTGCGTCTGCGAGGCCGAGGCGTCGTCAAGCGACCCCGCCGTAGCGCAGGTGTACAGCGCCACATCCGCCGCGCAGGACGCCAGCACCAGGGCCTGCCCGATGCCGTAGATCAGCACCCAGCAGAAATCCTCGTCCGCCGCCGCGACCTGAGCCACGCCGATCTTGTTGCCGGCGTCAGCGAGCGCCTTCGTGATCGGGTAAGCGTCGAACAGCTCGTCGATGCAGACCACGGTCCCCACGGCCAACGCTCCTTCCGCCCGGACATACATCCAGCGGTAGCCGCGATGATCCACATGGACCGTGCCAAGCGCGTGGCCTTCTTGCTCGAAAGCCGTGTTGCTGAGGGCGGTCGGGCTATCAACCAAGTTCACGCCCAAGAGAGTGTTAGACATTACTCGACCCCTTTGCCTTGGAGCTGGCGGTTGGAGATGTACATGTTGCCCGCCCACATCATGAACTGCACCGTGGCGTCTTGGTTGATCGACTGGCGTTCGCCGCCGACCACCTCGATGTTGCGGTCGCTGTGCGTGATGAGACCGAGATAGTTCGTGTTCAGCATGAACATGGTGGCGTTCGCGACCGCGCTTTCCGCCATCGGGCCGCTGACGCCGCCCTCGTTCACCACATCCGCGTTCACGAACTTGAGGCTCTCAAACCCGCCCCGGCCTTCGCCGGTCTCCGCAATGCGCTGGATCGCCGTCAGGCTGCCCCAGTACATGTCGTAATAGGTCGAAGAGGCGAGGATCAGGTCAGGCCGATCCGAGTTGCGCATGAGGCTCGAATACATGCGCCGCATGCCGTTCTGGATCGTCGCCGAGGAGGTCGTGGCGCCGATGATGGTCGAGAAGTCGAACACCTGCGACCGCCAGAACGTGTTCACGTTCGCGTCGATGCCGCCCACGGTGTTGGTCACGGTGGTGGGCACCAGCAGGCCGAGGCCGCCGATCTCCTTACCGCCCGAGCCGGTGCCGTCGGCGTGAACTTGGGCGCCCATGCGGTTGGTGAAGGTGCGCTGAGCGTTCTTCACCTTCGCCGCGGCGATCTTGATGACCGCTTCGCGCCCGTTGTTGCGCAGCAGTTCGAGGCCCGAGAAGGACACAGGCACGGCGGCCTGCTTCCAATCGAACACAGCGGCGTCGATGATGTCGTTGATTGAGACGTTCAACGTCTCGTAGCCGCTGTAAAATTGAAACGCGCCGTTCTCTTCGTATTCGAGAGGCACAACGATGTCGCGGCCGCCGTCCAGCTTCATGTTCTTGCGCTGGCGGATGCGGTTATAGAACGGGACGTTGTCGCTCATGTTGTCGACAATGTCCGGCATGCGGTTGCGCAGCGTCGTCGCAACCACCTGCCCGATATTCAGGCTTGCCATGGTGGGTTAATCCTTATTGCAGCCCGTCGATGAGACCTGCGATCTCGTCTTCTAACGACAGGCGGGCTCCGTTTGATGCGCGACCCCCCGCAATCGGGGCGCCCCGCGGGCTCACGGCCTGGGCCCTGGCCCGGCTGACATTCGTGCGGCGCTGGTCCTGAAGGATGCGCTCCCGAGCGTCCGGGTGTAGCCAAACGGCCTTCTCGTAAGCGCTCGGCAGATCGTGTGCCTCTCCCGCTTGCAGAAGCCGGGCCATGACCGGCTTCAACTCGCTGAAGTGCGGCTTATCCTTGCCGAACGTTTCGACCTCGTCGCGCAGCGCCGCGTCCCGCGCGGCCTGCTGCGCCTGTGTAAAGCTCTGCTGCGTCGTGCTGACCCTGTGCAGCTGGTCTTCCAGCTGCTCCACCTGCTGCTTCAGGTAAGCGACGGTCGGGTCACGTCCCGCCGACGTTTGCCCGAGCACCTGTTGGGCGAAATCGACCAAGTCGACGCCGTTCTCTTGCGCCAGCCACGCCAGAGCGCGCACCGGCTCTTGAAGCAGGAACTCATTCGCCTGGTGCAGCTGCGCGAAATACTCCGCCGGCTGCACGCCCGCCTGTTGCAGCTGCTGCTGCCACGGCTGAAGCATCTGCTCAAGCTGGCGCCAGTTGTTGGCCGGGCCGCCGACCTCTTGCAGCTTGCGTTCAATACCCTGCTCGCGCTCCCGCAGCGCTTGGCGCAGGGGCTCCGGCAGCTTCGACCAGTCGCCGTAATCGTCCTTGTACCACACCGGCTTCCAGGGCGGCTCCTGCGGCGTCTGAACGGGCGCGGCCTGCGCCGGCGCGGGCGCCTCTTCCCGGGGGCGCGGCGCAAACTTGCCGACCTCGTCGCGGTTGTACTGGCGCTCGGGCGCCTCGCGCCCCTCGTTCGCTTCGTCCAGAAGCGCGCCGATGTCGTCTTCCACGCCGGTCAGGTCGTCGTCGGTGTCACGGACCATTGCAGTTTTCCCATATCGCTCTCAGAGCTGATGCCGTGCTGGTGCAGCGCCT